CAAGTCTTGAAATCTTTTAAACAAGATTACACAGACTTACAAAACTTCCAAGACGCTGAGCTAGTCGTGGAAGATACTATAACTCTCGATTGCTCAGGCTATCACAATCCACTAGAAGTGTTTTGGGCTTGGAGAATCAGAGAAGCTCGTATCTATAACAAAAAATTGTCAGACCAAGAGAAAAAAGTTTTCTCTTATATTGTCAGGCAAAAAGATTCTTTGAAGGGAGAAGAAGAATGAGTAAAGAAAGTCAAGCACAAAAAGTTTATTCTGCTGAAGGTCGAATTAAAGGCTCACATAAAATAATGCCTGATGTTCGTAAGCTAAATACAAAAAAACTTAGAGTTAAAAAATATAAACCAACAGTTTTTAATGTTGGTGTAAATGGTGTCATTGAATCTGCAACAATCGGCAAGTACAAAGACAACACTTTAACTCTTGATGATTACTTATCTGATAAAGGAGAAGAAATAGAAATTGGTATTGAATACGACCAATTCTCTTACGACATAAGAGTTTTTAGTGATACCCCTTCTTATAAAAGAAATGGTATGGGTAGTCCTATTCTTTATGATGAGTTCAAGGATTCTAAAAAAGCTCAAAAGGTTTTACAAGAAGCGTGGGACTATATGGTTTATGTATCTAAAAAGTATGAAGGCACACAATATATTAAATCTGTTGATATGAATTCTGTACAATGGAATAAAAGAAGTTATAAAAAGGACAACAGAAGATTTGTTGTTGAGCAAGTTTGTATATCAATAGAAGTTTCAAATGTTGTTCATAGAAAAGCAAGTTGGAATAAAGAATTAGATTTAGCTAGAAGTTTTATTGCTGAAGTACCTAATCCAAATTATCAAACAACAGAACAACTTGAAGAACAATTAATTAAGAATGTTAAAAGTATTGTGTTTAGGAATAGCTTTTATAAAAAATACTTTGATACTGACATTACTTTTGAATTGCCAAACTCATACAAAGGTAATAGCTACTACAAGTGGTGGGACAATCATATCGTCATTAAGAAGTGGGCTTGTGATAAAACTGTTCTTCACGAGTTAGCACATCAAGGTAAAGGTTGTAATGGTAATCACGACAGAAACTTTACAAGTCAAATGTTAATGCTTGTCGGAACATTTATGGGTCATAAGGCTCAGATAGAATTAGAAGATAGTTATAGACAAGAAGGCGTAGATTGGGACGGCATATTTTTCCATAGTGAAGATTGCTTAAGAGATTGTGGTATCACAGATGAACTTGCACTTAAAAGAGCTAAAGGCAAGAAACAATGTGCAACCCTTAAAAGCACAATGCACCAAAACTTTAAGAGTCGTAAAAGAGTAGCTAGTCGAAGATATTAAGTTCACACTTAATCGGAACTCGGAAGCCCACCGTTCATTCGGTGGGTTTTCGTTTTAAAAAATTTTTTTTTGCTTACCGTCAAATCGAAGGAGTAATAACTTCGTCAGGTCTTGGCTCTCGGTAGATTACATTACATCTACAGTTCACAGTTTCTTTTGCAGATAGATTTGGTGCTTTAGGATATAAAGCTCGTTCTCCACCAACAGTAAAGAAATCGTTTTGACCTACCACTTGTCCGTCAGCAGTAATGTGGGTATCTCTTGACCTTTGGAATGTTGTTTGCCATTCTTTGACAGTAATGAGACCTGAACTCTCAACTGCGTCATACTGACCAAACTGAGCCAAAGCCCCACCTTCAGTTCTAGCAATAGTCGAAGCTCTACTTAGTAACTTCTTCGGTAAGGCATTCTCTACTTGTCCTGTAATGTAGTCATACATTAAATCCCCACTAAGTCCAAGCTCAACTGCTTCGTCAATACTTCTACGGATTGTTCTGTTCAAATTAGCTTTAGTAGTTTTAGCTAAGTCAGGCATAACAGAATCTAACCTATCATTAACAAAGGCAACGGCTTTTCGATTGTATCTAGTTCTTGGAACAGGAGAAGTACTACTTGGTATGACATCGCCACCTTGCAATCGTATTGGATAGAATCCTTCATTGATTACCTGACTTCGAGTTTTCCTTCTGTTCTTGTAAGTATATAAATCTGTATCTTCCAACTCAGAATATCCTTTAAGAGATTCAGGTAAGAGAATACCAAATTGGAACAAGTTAAAGTCATAGACTTCTGATAAGTAAATATCATACAAGTCAAGTTTCCATTCAAGCGTAGTCTCATCTATGATATTATTTAAAATCGGAGATTCTCCATTCAAAACAAAATTTTTGTACGCAGGGTTGTCTTTGCCACGCACCATACTTCTCGTGATTTTTTTTAATTGACTACGCAACAGACCGACATAGTAATCTGTGTACCACAGTTCCCAATTCCTGAGCATAGCGTCATAGTTCCGATAGATACCTTGCTTCACTTCCGTAGATGTGAGACGACTTGTTCTGTACTCTGTGTCTGCTTGTTCTCTTAGCTTATGCCTACGCACTAGTTCTGAAGCTGACTTATCTACTTCGTCTCTCTTGTCCATAGCTCTTACTAACTTACTACTCCACCTTTGTCCTGCTGAGCCACCCCATAGCTTCCAAGCAATAACTCCATTGGTAGCTCTATCAGTTCTTCCTGCGAGAAAATCTCTAGAGTCTTGTGTTTGTAAATCTACTTCGTGTCTAGGGAAGTACTTAGCTATGTGTCGTACCTTCTCAGGACTAGCCTTTGTATTGGAGACGAGATACCGAGCAGTACCGATACCAACCGATGTACCACCTCTGCCAAACTCAGCACGGAGTCGTAGTCCTTGTTCGGCTTGTGCCTTAACTCCTTTAGGTATCGAGAAATCCAAGTCATCGTACTTTCCTTTTTTATTACTTCCACTTACGCCTGTGTCCACATTCTGACCTATACCAAGAGTATCTAAATCTATCTCCGTATTAAAGACAAACTGTCTTATATCCGAAACACTACTAGAACTATTACTATCCTTATTACTCTCTATATGACTATCTACCGTATTAGCAGTAGGGGAAGAATTTATTGCGAGGTTTTTATCCTTCTGAGTCATAGGATTCATTGTTGTTCATTAGACCTTCATACACTTCGTGTGTTGCACAAGGCATATATATTGTATTACCATTCATATCCATACTATGACTTCCTTCACAACCTAACTCTTTAGCTCTTGCTTCAGCTTCTTCTTGAGTTGTAAAGACATCATTACCAACCATATCTTTTGGCTCATCAGCAAATCTCTCTATTTGTCTAAGTCTTATATCTGCGAGTTCTCTTGTTGGATAGCAACCCATATTCCTGCCTGTCTCTGTAATAACGCAGTATTCTCCGTCTATCTCTTGTACCACTTTGAACTCTGCACCACCAAATCCTGCTTCTGAGATAGCTTCAGGTACTTCATCAGATTGTGCTTCCTGTTGTATTGTTGCAGGTTGATAGTCTCTAAGCATATTGGCAGGTACAGATACCTTCTCAGCAGGAAGTAAATAGACATCTTGTTCTGTTGTAGTAGGTAATCCAACGCTCTGTCTTGCTTCTGCTACTGTAACCCAACCACCTTGTACTGCTAAGTTCATTCTCTCGTAAATCTCATTAGTATCTGTTTGCAAGGCTCTTACATCTGTATAGTCATATCTAGCTTCTAAGTTATTTGAATCAGGGTAATCAACTTTAAGTATTTGATGTGTTATCTCTTGTGCGACCATATCCCATAAAGGAATGAGCTTTTGTTCTGTAAAGAACTCTCGCAAAGTCTTAGCGTTCGAGTATGTCGCATATTTCAAGCCCACTTCCATGCCGGCGAGAATGCTTGGGACTCCAATTACTGCAGATACTCTAGCTTCAAAGGATTCTCTTAAGTCTCCTATCTCTAAGTCTTTAGGACTAAAGGCAAGTCTCTCAACATTTACGCCACCTGATAAAACCAATGGCTTACCACGATTCTGTCCACCAACTCGTCTTTGGAATGCTTTAGAGATTGATTCTCCTTCTTCTTCTGTTAAACCATATTCATCTTTAGGTGTAATCATAAAGCTAGGCACACCCATATTAGCTAGGATTGATGTTGCCATTTGTCCTGCACTCTCATCTCCATAAATCTCTCTAAGTAATGTTTTTACAGGCGAGAAACCTTTTCTATGGTTTTCAGGGTCAAGTCCAAGCCTAAAGTGAGCAACCATATCTCTATCTAAGTTAATCTTTTGATTCTTAACTTGATATTCATAGTATTCAATTAAAGTCTCATCACTTCCTTTTGGAGTTACATTCTCAGGCATTAAAGGATATAAAGCGACTAATTGTCCTGCTTCATTCTTTTGTTTAAGTAAATAAGCGTCTCCTGATATGTGCATTGATTGTACTAAATAGTTTTGTACGACATCTCCTGACATATATGGATTAGGTCTTTTGAACAACATTGTAAGTTGATGATTAGGCACAATGTCATATTCTCCTACTTCATTTAATTGATAAATTTTTAATTGTGCTTCTGCAAATGATGTTCCAAGTACTTGTAAGCAAGATACTACTGCTGAGTTTGACGCACCATTACCTAAACCTTCAACACTAAATTGTCCTGCTGATGTCTGATAACCTTGTATAAAGGAACTGTTGTATGGGTCTACACCTTGTCTGAAAAAGTTAAAACCTGTACTTCTTTTTTGTTCTGTATTTCCAAAGACAACTTCTCTGAAACTTCTTCTCTCTGCCAATTTCTCTCCTTAAGAGCTTTGTGCAGTAATGGACGCAACCCTTATCGGCACTACTACACTCTGCTCTAATCTTACATTATATTAGAAAACTTTTATACTTTTACGCACTTTAGATTCTATCACGGCATAGGCAAGGCTATCAACAATATCATCGTGTTCTGCTTCAGGGAATCTTAACAGTTCTGTTTGTACATCTCCAAACCAAGCAGAGTTCTTAGGGAAGAATATATCTCCTGACTCCATACGAGCGATTAACGGATATGCACGGCTAATCTTATCTCTGTCAGCTTTTAATGACTTAACTATTAGTCCTTCTCTCTTAGCCATTTGAATAAACGCCAACTGATAACCTGCTCTCTCAATTCCGACATAAGCAAGGTCAAACTGCTGAACTTTTCTTTGTAGTAATGGCAATAAATCAGGTGCTTCCAATCTTCGTCTGTCAATGTCGAGAATAAGAATCTTGCCTTCAGGTGTGATTGCCACCGATGTAATGACCGTGAAGTCAGCACTCTCTCTAGTTGATGTAGCCAAGTCAACAGTTGCGTATCTACGGCAATCTTCCAACTTACACTCTTTGTCTTTATACTTATAATAAACTTCCAAATATTCATTTTTTGTCTCCTTATCAATAGATATTCGTTCTTCTATGGAGTAATGCTCAAACCAATCTGCTTTAAACAAGCCACCTGTGGCTTCTATAAATTGAGCTTCGTATTCTTGTGCAAACAAAAAACTACCTATTTCTTGTTTTGCTGATTCTAATTCTGTAGGGTCAATGATTGGATTTGTGTGTGTTGGGTATGTAAATCTTACCCAATCATCTAATAAATTTGCTTCTGAGTAGAGCTTTTCAAAAAAATTATATCCTTTTGGTGTGCTGATAAATAATGCACTACCTTTTTTCTCTGTTAATGCAGGTCTAATTACTTCTGCCCAAGTTTGTGGTTTCATAAAGGCACACTCGTCTAAAACAACAAAGTCTAAACCTGCACCCCTTAACTTCATAGGGTCATCTGCTGACCTTACTTGAACTGAGCCACCTGTAGTTGTAATAATAGTTCTCTCAGCTTCTTTTACTTTTACTCCGTATTCAATGCCAATGCTTCTTAAGTCTGCCCACGCTTCATTAGTCATAGAGTAAGAAGGTGCAATCCACCAAGCTCTTTTGCCTTCCCAAGCGTATTTAAGGCAAAGCCAAACACCAAGTTTGGTCTTACCCCAACGCCTTCCTGCACTAAGAACAGTAAACCTTTTCATATTGTTTACTACTTCCATTTGTGCAGAGTGTAAAGGTGGAAGCTCGATGTCTAAGCCTGAGCTGACATTTGCGTCCAATGATGATTGCATATTTACTCCTGTTGGGAATTAAGCCAAGCTAAAAAACTCTCGATGTGTTTAGTTGGCATATTAAAAGAATTATATACAAGTCCAAAGTCTGTAAGTATTGGCATAAAGACAATGGCAGGAAGTTCATTGATGTCGATAACTATTTCATCTAATATTTCTTCTTCAATCTCTCTCATATCAAGAGATTCTATGATGTCAGCAAACTTATTATTTATTTCTTCTTCATTCATTGTTATCTTCCAATCTTTTTGGCTCTATGACTTCGCCTTCAATATATTCATCTTGTCCTTCAAGTAGGTTACCGTCTGCCCAACGCAATCTTACTTTTGGATTGTCTTGGTTTTCAATGGCAACTGTATCTCTCTTACCAAACAAATGTGGGTATCTTCTCTCTAAGTACCAAGCGTCTGCCTGCCAAGAGCCATTCTCTCCTGCTTCTTCAATTCTTTTAATTCTTCGTTCAATAGCTTTTGCTTCTGCTATCTGTATTCTTTGCCAAACTTTATCGTAAGGGTGTATTCCTTTTTGTCCTTTAATTTTCCATTCAGATAAAGCTGATGTGCTTATTCCAACAGATTGACACGCAAGATTAACATACATTCCTGACGCAATAGAATCACAAAGTGCTTCTACTAATTGTTCATTATGAGCTAAAGTTTGCTTTGGCATTATCCACCCATAATAGCAAAGTCGGTCTCAAAAGAAACCGACCTGCAAGATTGTTTTTTATAAATTAAGCTACATACTTTAATTTTTTAGTAGCCTTTAAAACTTTTTCTCCGTCTTTAGAAAAGTCTATTCCACAGGATTCAAGTAATTCAAAACACCATTTCATCTCGTGTGATGTATCAGGGTCAAAACCTTTTACTATTTTATCTATTTCTCTTTGTGTCATTTTTTTCTCCTTTTTAAATTAACCAATGTAAGTCTGTAAGTTTGTATGTACCTTTACCCAAAGGTATTTCAACTGTTGGGTTACTTGTAAGAACATAAAAAGCATTGTCAATCTTTGGCTCATTCTTTCCACCAAAAATTACTTCCAAAGTTACATTAACTTCTACTTCTTTACCATTAACTTGACCTGTGGCTATAAGTCCTAGATATTGTCCAACTGTTTTTTCTTCAGTTCCAATGTGAGTGTTACCTGCTTGTGAGATACCTTCAACAATTTTAATATCAAGACCTAGAGTCTCTGCCAAGTAAGTGTATGTCTTTGTTTCATTCATAAGAACATTATAATCATAGATTATATATTAATGCCACTTTTGTAGCCTAAAACGGCAAGAAAAACCCCAATGTTTATAGGCTTTTAGAATTTTTTTTTATTTTTTTTAAAAAAATTGTTAATTTTACAGTAAAAATTAGCTCAGAACTTTGTTTATAGATTTTTAATTAGAACAAATGTTCGATTACTTTTTTTGCTCTAATTTGCACACAATACAGTACAAAAAGAAGTCGTGGTCTATGAACTTATGTCCTTGTTCTACGCATATTAATTCAGGATTCTCTGCCATTCTTTTCTTGCGTATCTCATCTTGACCTAGAGCTTCAAACTTACCAAACCATTTGTTGATTGCGTAAGGTGTTACATCAATCTTATTCCAATGCTTCTTATAGGCTTCTATTGAGCCTTTAAGCATATCAGTTGTAACTCCTGCTTCTACTAACTCCTTGCAGACTTTAAACCAACCTGACTTCTCGCCTTGAGTTCTAGGTGTATAGCCAAGCTCATCACAGAATACCTTGTAAAGAGCTTTTCTATTTCTTAATACTTCTTCATCAATCTTATTTAGTTGTGGAGAATCCACATCTATTGGTTTTAGTTCATTGGTTATAGTTCTATG